ACCGGAACAAGCGCCCCGGGCTTCAGCGCACCACGGCTGTCCGTGAGCGGCCGCAGCGCCAGGGTCAGTCCCTCGGTGAACAGGTCCGCGAACCGCTGCAGCTTCTGGATCGTGCTGTCGTCCACGAACGGCTTCACGCCCCCGGAGCCGCCAGCCTTCGCCAGCGCCGAGCTTGGATCGAGGTCGCTGAACTTCACGAACCCGTCCTTCGTGTTGCCCTTCACCTTCTCGATCGCATCCCGGACCCGGATCACGGCGTTCCCGATGGCGACGAGGTCGAGGACCTGCTTCCCACCCGGCACGTTGTTCACGAAGTCGCGCATGGCCTTCGAGGCGGAGTCGAGCGCCTTCGGGATGTCGTTGATCCGGTCCAGTGCCACGACCAGAAGGCCGGTGAAGTACTCGAACGCCGGCAGCAGCGTCACCAGCAGCGTCTGGCCGAGGCCCTTGAACCGCGCGTCGATGGCGTCGAAGTTGTCGTCCAGCCGACCGAGGTCCTGCAGCTTCTTGTCCGAGAGCACGATGCCCAGCTCGCGGAAGCGCTGGATGGTGGTGTCGATCTCCGCGTTGCCCTTGTTCAGGATGGGGATGAGGACCGATCCGGACCGGCCGAACAGTGCCAGCGCCTCGGCCGTCTTGGCGGGCCCGTCCTCCATCTTCGAGAAGCGATCGATCACCTGCCGCAGCGCGTCATCCACGTTGGTCGCGGTGATCCCCATCGCGGCCAGCTCCTTCGCGTTGGTCGAGACATTGCGCGAGAAGATGACCAGCGCCTGCGAGAGCTGGCCCGCGTCCCCGCCGGCGTCGGCGAAGATCTGCTGCAGGCCCTGCACGCGCGATGCCGCGATGCCGGTCTTCTGGGACAGGTTGCTGATGCCCTCGGCCGTCGATGCCAGCCCGCGCATGCGGGTCGTGGCCTCGGCCGCGGCCAGGGAGATCGCACCGATGCTGACCGAGACACCGATGGCCGCGATGCCCGCCGGGTTCAACAGTCCGGGAAGGGCACCGAGGCCGTTCGTGAATCGCTCGCTGAACCGACCCACGGCCGAGTCAGCGGTCCCGAGCGCCTTGTTCAGGCGGTCGATGTCCTTCTTCGCTTGGTCCGTCGCCGGACCCATGCGGTTCTTCGCCTCGTAGACCGCCTCGATGACGTTCGCCATCAGCTCAACCTTTCCAGCAGGGTCCGCAGGAGATGGATGCACCGGCCGACGCCCATCGGGTCCTTCTTCGATTCCGGCCCAGCGATCCTCCGCATGTCCTTGTGCATCCTCTCCCGTTCACCTTCCTCGGCCGCGAGCATCACCTCGAGGTCGAACTGCCAGCGGGCGTAGTCCGGGAGCGCCCGCGTCTCCGCGTACAGGCTACTCGGCCGCCTCGGCAGCCGGCACAGGCGCATCATCAGGCCCGCCACCGGACGCCCCTTGCGGCTCTTCAGGAAACGAGGCGGCCTTCGAGGCCGCGCTCCCCTTCTGGATGAAACCGGACTGCATGGTGATGGCCGTCACCAGTGCGCCCTGGTTCTCGGACGACATGGCCCAGAAGTCGGCGTGGTCGGCGTCCCCGTCCTCGTCGAAGCGGAACTTCGGCTCGATGACGGCGGCCTCGATCAGCCGGCGCGTGGGCGCGATCGCCTTGCGGAACGACCGGATCGCGACCTCCACGGTCGTCTCCTGCGTGACCTCGGTCTCGTCCGGCGTGCGGCTCCCGCCTTCCAGGATCTCGGTCAGCAGGATGAGGGACAGAGGGCGGCACTTGATGTAGATCCGCTCCCCGAGCTCGTTGGGCTCGGGGAGCTCGACCGTGAATGGCTGCGCCTGCGTCCTGGCCGGGTGGGTCGGCTGTGGTGCGTTGGGTCCGCGATAGATGGTCACGGTGTGCCTCCGTGCGTGCGGTTAGGTGGTGATGGTGGCCTGCGAGTTGGACACGATGATCTTGAAGCCGAGCGTCGACGCGTCATAGATACCACGCGCCTGCACGGTCTGCTCGAGCAGCTCCTCGCCCGGGACCGGGTTCTCGGCGTCGATGATCTTCGCCGCGTCGGATCGGAACTCGATGTACTCGGTCCCGTTCGTGGCGCGGAACACCAGAGCGACGGAGGATCCAGCCTTCAGGTTGGTGATCTGCGAGATGGTGTTGAACTCGCGGACGAAGTCGTACAGGACCTCGATCTTCCCGTTGCGGAGCGGCTCGAGCAGCGTCGAGGACCCGAGCGCGAACCGCTCCACGATCTTCGGCGTGATGGAGATCCCCAGCGACTTCATGATGATGTCCGTGGTATCGCCAGAGCCGTCCGTGATGACCGTGAAGTGGTCGAACCACACCGGGAGCTGCGTCACCGCGACGAGCGCGGCGGTCGGCGTCTGGTTGACCTGGTACTCCTTGGCCTTCACGTCGATCTCGACCTGCATCAGCGCGTTGTCGCCCTCGCCGGCGACGACGTTGAACCGCATGCCGACGATCTTGGTCCCGACCGTGCGCTGGCACTTGCTGCTCGGGATGTTCCCGTCGATGTACTCGATGGTGTAGCTGTTGAGCAGAGTCTTCGGCGTGAAGCTGTGGACGTACGGGCCGGCGCCGCTGGTCGAGCCGCCGTTCGAGCCGAACGTGTTGGTGCCGAAGAGGCCGTCGAGGAGCATCAGCAGGCCCGTGTAACCGAGCACCATCGTGATCGTGCCTTCGCCCTTCTCGCCCTTCAGGTAGACGTCATCGGCCACCAGATGCCCGTTGAGCGTCGGGTTCTCGATTGTGGCGGCGAACGCCGGCTTCACCGTGTGGCTGATGATGCCGAGTCGCTTCGTGGCAGCTACGACGGTGCCGTAGTTACCGGCCGTCTCCCTGCCGAACTGGATGTAGCTGTCGGATCCAAAACCCGGAGTCGTGGGCATTTCGTCCCCCTATCGAGAGGTCGGTTGGTAGGTGCAGATGAGCGTCACGACGCCGATGTAGCGACCGTTCGCTTCGGACAGTTCAGCATCGGACCGAGCCGATCCCGGATGGATGCGGCCGCCGTAGGTGGTGAGTGTCCCGCCGAGGTACATATCCTGCCAGATGCACTCGACCACATCCTCCATCGCCTGCATCACCTCAGCGGCGGCGGCGGCGTTGTCGCCGACAGACTGGCCCACGACCCACACGTCCACCTCGAGACGCGCCCGCGACTGCTGCAGCGCTCCGGGCGTGATGGCCGCGAGCTCCTCGCGCGTGAGGTAGAGACGGATGCCCTGCTCCTGCTTCCAGCGCGTGGTGAATCCCCGGAACACGCCCGCGACCTCCACGGTGTAGGGCGAGTTCCCGTCGATGGTGCCGAGCCGGTCGACCAGCGCCAGGACGATGTCGTTCGCGCGGCTCATCGGTTCGCCTCGCGCACCAGCACGCGCATGGAGGACTTCATCTCGGGCGGGAGCTCCTTGCGGCCCTCGATCACGGCGTTGCGGTACAGGTGGCGGCCGCGGACGTGGATCTTGTCCTTGAACAGGCGCAGGAACAGCAGCTTCCCGGACACCGCGCGGACGAGGTACTTGTCCTTCGGGTACGGGCGCTTCGGCGAGCCGGACTTCGGGTGCAGCATGCGTTCGGTCGGGTAGATGAACGCGCCCGGGATGTTGCGCGATCCGAACGGGAACCGGTCCACGCCGGCGAACGTCTGGTGCTGCGCCAGCGGGATGCTGTTCCCCTGCGGCGGGGCCTTGTCGCCGCCCTCCTCGAGGAACTTGATGTGCGGATCGGGCGACCCAACGGCGGATTGCGTGATGATGTCCCGACCGACGCGGGCCACGGTCACGAGGCCGCCGGGGGACAGGCGGGAAGCGCTCGCGCCCGAGCGTCGGATCAGGTTGTCGCCGGCGCCCGGGAGAGCGCCCAGGAACGCGTCCCAGCGCCGACGCTGGCTCATATGGCGCAGGATGCCGCTACGGGTACGCAGCGAGGCGCGGCGGAGCGTCCGCTCGATCGTGCGCTGCGACTCGCGCTCGAACGTGGAGACGTTCTTCTTGTACTCGCGCACGCCATGCACCACGACGCCCACGGTCAGCCCCTCCGGATGTAGCTGTTCAGGATGTCCCGCGCCCGCGGGTGGATCGCGTCGTTGCTGTCCGAGATCGAAGCGGCACCGAAGTTCACCCCGGTCGCGTTGCCCATCTGGTCGACCCAGTCCTGGTAGTAGCCACGCGCGATGATGGTCTGGGCCGCCTGCAGGTCCTGCCATGCGGCCAGATGCGCGTCACCCGTGGCACCGGGCTCCTCGTAGCCGGCTCGGCACGAGATCGCGATGTTCATGTCGCCGGTGGGCAGGATCGCCGCCGGGAGGATGATGCGGCCGCCGTCGATCGCGATCCTGGCACCGGTCAGGTCGAACGTCTCCTCGGTGCCGTCGCTCTTGAGTTCGGCGACCTCGAACAGCTCGACCACCGGGAACTCCGGCACCCGGATGACGCTGGACTTCTCGCCCGAGAACAGCAGGCGGCCGCGGCCGATCGTGAACGACTGCGAGACGGCGATGTTGGCCGTGGCCCGGTCCAGGATGAGCACCGGGTGGGCGTAGCTGACCGCCAGCGTCCCGATCGCCAGTCCCACGCCGAAGACCGGGTCCCCGGGCTCGATGTCGGCCTCGGCCGAGTCGAGCGTCAGCGTCTTGGTGGCGGCCACGAGCGTCCCGCTGATGGTGGAGACGGCCCGGTAGTTGGTCGCCCGCAGGGTCCGGGCGGTGTAGCGGTCCATCGCGGCCGCCGACCAGTTGAGCGCGTTCGTCAGCGCGTCCGTCTGCTCGTTGGAGACGGTCCCCGTGAGGTGCAGGGACGCGGTCAGCTCAGCGACCGTCACGAAGGACCGAGGCCACAGGCTGACCGCCATCGCCTACTCGTTTCCCGCGTTGCCAGCGGCCTTCGCGGCCGCCAGACGCTCGATCTCAGCGTCGACGTCCGGCTTGGTGACCTTGCCGTCCTGGCCCGAGCCGACGATCGTGCTGATGTCGATCCCGGCCTCCTTCGCCGCGGCGATGGCAGCCTCGGTCGCCACCGGGGACGGCTTGCTGTCGGCCGGCTTGTCGGGAGCGGACTCGTGGATGGTGACGAGGTCGCCGAACGATGCAGCGAGGCCGTCCGCGACGTTGGCCGGGACCTCCGTGGGCGTGTTCGGCGGCACGATGATGTTGACGCGGCTCACGAGATCCTGGCGCGAGAGCGGCGCGTGGTGCGAGTGGCTGATGATCTTGGTCGGGTTCTCGAGGTCTTCGGACATTGGCGCCTCTGGTGGTGGAGGTTTCAGGAACACCGAGGCCCGCGGGGCCCATGCTCCCCGCGGGCTCGGCCGACTGGCCTAGAGGGTCGGGAGATCCAGGCCGGTTGCGACGATCGGATACGTCGCCGAGGGCGTGCGGGCGAACTGCATGTCGTAGCGGGCGGTCGCCTTCACGGCCGTCTGCTCGTACTCGAAGTACCGCTCGCGCGAGCCGGAGATCATCGGGACACGACGCTCCCCGATGCGGACCCAGCGCCGATCGACGTGCAGCAGCGAGGAGCGCGAACCACCGGCGCGGACGCCGGTCGCATCGCAGTCCTGCGGGTAGTCGTCCGGCACGCAGATGGGGCGGTTGAACATGTAGCCCAGCTCGCCCGTCTCGAACGTGCCGGGGCCGCCCATCTCGTTGCGCGTGAGGACGACGCGGTTGCCGCCCGCATCCTTCAGCGTGAGGCACATCGCGTACGTCATGTACCCGAGGATCCACAGGCCGAAGCGCGGACGGTTGCCGTACTTGCCCTGCTTGCCCGTCAGGTAGGTGAGCAGGTCCGCGGTCGGACCGCCGCTCATCAGGACGTTGATGCCCGTCTGCTGACCGGCCCAGCGCAGACCGTCCCAGCTCGACAGGGTCGAGTCCGTGCCCGGAGCCGGCGTGTCGAACACGCTGGACACCTGGCCGTTGAGGATCGCGTCCTCGAGACCGGCGGCGATGGCGTAGGCCAGCTCCGCGCGGACCTCGGGCATCACCGAGATGATCGAGTCCTCCTCGATCTGCGTGGAGAACAGCGACATGGCCGCGTGCATCTTGGCCGTGAACGTCATGTTCACGGTCTCGAGCGTGCGCTTGCCGATCGCGGTCGGGCCGCCCGAGTCCGACGTGTTCTCGGGCACGAGGTAGCTCTTGAACGACCGACCGCGCACCGGGTGCTTGTACGGGTTGGTCGGCATCGGCACGAACTGGAAGAAGTTCGCGAGCGTCTGCTCCTGGCGGATGTCCTCGATCAGCTGCGAGGCGAAGCCGGTCGGGATCCACTCGAGGCCCGTGCCCGCGCCCGTGGTGTAGAGCGCGCGCTTGAACGTGTCGCCGAGCGCCTTGTAAGGCTCGTACAGACGCGCGAACTGCGGCGCCTTCCAGCGGCCCGCGTCGACGTAAGCCTGACGCTGGGTCGCATCGGCGTTCAGCATGATGGCGTCGATGATCGCCAGGGAGTCGTGGTACTGGCGGAACGCCTTCACGGCCGCCGAGGTCGACTCGCCGAGCGGCTCGAGCTCCGCACGCGTGCAGGCCAGGAGGTTGTACAGAGGCGCATCCAGACCGCGCTTCTGCTCCTCCTTGTCGGGCTGGTAGCGCTGCGGGAACGAACGGAGAGCCAGCTCGTTCACGCCCTGCTCGCGACCCGGGACCATCGTGGACGCGGCCTCGGCCATCTCCTTGGTGACGCGCATGTCGCGGGCAATCTCCTCGTGGGCGACCTTGAACTGCGCGAAGTCCTCGGACAGCTTCGTGAAACCCGAGACGCGCGACTCGAGGTCGTCGGTCGACTCCGCGATCGCAACCGCCGCGGATCGCAGCGACTCGAGCGCGTTGTCGATGTCCGTGGACTTGCCACCGGCCATGCTCTGGAACCGCTCCGGAATCTTCGTCTTCACCGCCATTGGTGTGTCCTCCTGCGCCCTGTCCGAGCGCGGCTAGTCCCGAGCGAACAGGCTCGCCAGTTCGTCCGGGGTGGTTTCCTGGCGCTCGAACAGGCAGGCCAGTTCATCGATCGCGGCATGCTTCTGGGCACACCGCATCATCAGCTCACCAAGGTGCTCCGCGTCCTCAACATCTTCCGCCCGCTTGCCCTCGATCTTCGTGTTGACCTGACCGCCCTTCCACACCAGCGAGAACTCGACCACGTCGTGGACGTCCGGGATCTCGCCCACGGCGAGCCGGCCGTCGTACTCCTTGCCCATCGCGTGCGGGCAGTTGTCGTCGTAGGGGCTCAGACCGCAGATCGAGCACTCGACCGGGTAGCTCCACCACTGCAGCGACACCTCGTTGATCACGCCGGCGTCCATCCTGGCGATGATGCCGTCCGTATCGGCGCAGCGCGGGATGAAGGTGTCCACCTCGACGCCGGTCACGCCATCCACGCGCGCGAGGCGGGCGTCGAAACCGATGCCCATCGGCAGGTCGCCGGACTGCCACAGGTTGTGGTTCCGGAACAGTCCCTTGCCGACGATCTTCTCGCGCACCGTCTCGAGCGCCTTCATGCGGAACTGCGTGTTGTAGTGGTCCGGCTGGTCGTTGCAGACGGTGATGGTGTAGACGGCGACCTCGGCGGCACTCAGCTCGCGGATTGCATACTGGCGGTTGATGAGCGCCAGGACGTCCTCGCTCACCGTGCCACGCGACCGCTTGAGCGGCATCGTCCGGCTGTGGAACAGCTTCATCGGGTCGCCTCGCGTCGGTGCAGGTTGAAGGTGAGGTGGTCAGCCCAAAGATAGGTGCGGCCGCAGAACGCACAAGTATGATTTTCGCAGGTCGTGTCCGACGACTGCGGACGCATGCAGCTCGGGCAGGTGGTGGCCGCCTTGATCGCGTGCGGTTCGCTCATCGGGCCAGCAGCTCCTCGATCGTCGTCACAGGCCGCAGCGCGATGCGTGCGCGGGCCTTGAACTTCCGCTCGATGCGATCCTGCACGCGCCGGCGCTGACGGGCCAGCATGCGGCGGAAGATCCCGCGGACGGTGGCCTCGCTGGCCGCCAGCATGGCCTCGGCCCGCGCCTTCTTCGCCACACGCGTCATGGTGATGCCGAGGTTCTTCATGGCCCGCTCCGAGAGGACCGCGTCGACCGTGCAGCGGCAGTTGATCTTCAGCTCGGGCGGCAGCGTCTCGTCGCCCGGGTACTCGCAGACGTAGTCCTTGCCGTCATCGCCGCGCATGGTCCAGACGGCGCCCATCGCGACCTCGACGCCCTCGAGCTCGTTGTGGGCGTGCCGGACGACCTCGTCGTTCGACGTCGACCAGACCTTCGCCTCGACCTCCCCGCTCTGGCGCCAGCCCTCGAGCGTGGCGAAGTTGAAAGCGGGCAGCGTCTCGGTCCGGGCGATCGTGACCACGTTCGCGCGGCGGCCCTGGAACACGCCGTCGATGGCCCGCTTGATCTCCTCGAACGAGGCGGTCGTGCCCGGGCCCGTGAGCTTCACCAGCGTCTCGCGCAGGCGGGAGCGCGTGGTGTCGTTCACGTTCCGGATGGCGATCGCGGACTTCGCCTGCACGAACCGCTGGACGCTGAGTGCCTGGGAGTCGAGCGCGATCTTCACGCCGACCTCGGCCGCCGCCAGACGCCCACGCTGCTTGATGAGGCGGGCCAGCTCGCGCTCGAGGTAGTAGCGGTCGTGCTCCTCGTCCTCGAGCAGGTCGTCCGAATCGTCCCGGAGCTCGAGGCCCCACGAACGCAGGGACTCGGGCAGCGGTGCGGACTCGGCGGTCGGATCCTTCGGCTTGGGCTTGGGCTTCTCGGTCTTCCCGGATTCCAGCTGGGCGGCCTGCTCGGCGGCCTTGGCGTCGATCTCGGCCTGCTTCTCGACCTCGCTGGTGACCTCGTCGTGCTCCGGCTTTCCCGTGGGCGGCTTGCCGCTGACCTGCCGCGCCTCGTTCACCGACCAGATCTTTCCCACCAGCTCCGCGGCCATCTTCGCGAGCTCGAGGTTCTGCTTGGCGATCGCGGGGACGCCCGAGATGTCCGTCTGCGCGACGATGTCCGTCCCGAACAGCGGGCAGAACCATTCGGTCAGGATCATGTCGCGGATTTTGAGCCGGGGCCCGAGGCAGCTCGTGACGTGCTGGACCATGTCGGCCGTGACGCCCGTGTCCGAGAGCATGCCGCCCTCGCGGATCCCGACGATGGCCGGCTGGATCTTGAACACGCGGCAGACGTCCGCGTCGGTGCTGGCGGTCGTCTCGAGGAAGGACATCTCCTTGTGCGTGATGCCGCCGCGCTCGTACTTGAGGCCGTCCAGGATGACGGGCTCGAACGCCCGCTTGATCCCGGAATGGCGGGCCATCAGCTCCTCCTTGTACTCCTTCGCCCGCTCGGCCGTCAGCGCCCGCGCCCTCTCGGTGGTGGTGTAGACGCCAGAGACGGCCGCGCCCTTGCGGTAGAACTCGGAGTTCCACTGGCCGCTGTTGAACCGCGTCTCGTAGCTCACGCGCGCGGCCTCGAGCGGGGACAGGCCGGCGAACTCGCCCTCCGGGTGCCAGTGCGGGAACGGGATCATGTTCTCGAAGTCAATCCACCAGTCCTTGCCCTCGTAGCTGAACAGATAGCCCAGCGGGATCCGGTTCGGGCCGGGGACGACCTGCACGAGGTGGCCGGGGATGTTCCAGAGATCGATGACCGATGGGTCCTTGATCTTATGGCGGTCGATGAACAGGTAGCCGGTCCCCGAGAGGTCCATCGACGCCTGCCGCGCGACCTCGAGCTGGAAGCAGTTCTGCACCGGGTTCGCCTGCTCCCACCGATCGGTGATGTTCCCGGGCTCGCGCTCGATCTTCTCGAGCTGCCCGTCCTGGCCGCGATGGTAGAAGGTCGGCTGCAGGCTCGCGATGTCCTCGGCGATGCGCGTGATGCAGGTGTAGACGGTCGGGATCAGCTTGACCGCCTTGGGGAACTCGAGCGCGTACATCGAGCCGGCCCACGGCGTGCCCTGCAGGTAGGGCGGCAGGTCCGGGAATCCTCGCTCGCCGATGACCCTCGAGTTGCCCGCGGCGCGGAGCGCGGAGGTGATTCGGCGGGCAGGGATCCTCGGCATGGCGTCCTCCTAGTACACGGCGACCTCGCGACCACGATCCCAAGAATGCACACCGTACCGTATGGCGTCCATACCGTGATTGTCTTGGTCGACCGGCTTGTCGAACTTCGAGTCGCCGACGTCCTCCGAGCTCGAGCGGCGCTTCGGCCACCGGTAGCGCGGGAACTCATCGAACAGGGAGATCGGCTTCTCCCCGCCGACGAGGACCGGGTCCTCCTCGATCAGGCAGTCGCGGACGAAGAAGATGCGCGGCACCACCATCGGCTTGTCGAGCTGGGCGTCCATCACGACCGACTCGAGGCGGTGCGCCACGGACTGCAGGCCGGCGGCGATGTCCTTCTCGGCCATCGACGTGGGCACGGTCCGGGCCCGGTCGAACGCCTCGTCCAGCTGCTCGCGCTCGCCGCGGTCGTGATCGCAGAAGCGGTCGGTGATGTTCAGGCGGTTCAGCCAGGATGCGTACTGCCGCTCCGTGTCCGGGCCCGCCAGTTTCGCGCACCGGCGCAGCATCGCCAGCTCGTCCTCCTCGGCCTCGATGATGGTCTTCGCGTGCCGCGGCACCGTGCGGTTCGTCATGTAGTGCTCGCGGTAGACGTACAGCACCCCATCGGGCGATTCGGCGAACCACACGCAGACGAAGGGATTGTCGAAGCCGAGGTCGATGCCGCAGAACCGCGTCCAGTCCGGTGGCGGGTAGCCGCCCCAGCGTGCCCACGAGGCGGGCGTGCCGATGACGTGGACGTTCGGGTCGTACATCGGGTACACGATGCCGATCGGCATCACCCACATCCCGAGCGCCATGCGCTGGTAGGTGACGCCGCGGTAGTTCGAGATCGTGAGCAGGTACTTGTCGGTCAGGTTCTCGAGGTTGTCCGTGCGGCCCGCCAGGATCACCTCCCGGAACGGGGTGCCCTTCCGCATGGTGACGCCGTTCGGCAGCAGGCGGTCCTCCTTGAGCCGCTGGATGTGGCTGCCGAGGTCGGGGCGGAACCGCTTGTACAGGAAGTGCGCCGGCCCGTCCGGATTGCAGAAGCCCGCGATCTGCTGGTACGGGCCGTGCCGGTGGCGCAGACGGCCCGCGCAGACGTCCCACTGGTCCTCCGTGACCTCCTCGGCCTGGTCCACGAGGATCAGGTCGAACTCGCCCGAGTTGAGCCGCCCGGGGCGATCCAGGCCCGCACAGAGGATGCTGGACTGCTTCCCGTTGACCTCCGGGTAGAAGAAGGTCGACCCGCCCGGGTGCGACGGCCGCCAGCCCTCCTGCTTCATTGCCGGCGAGACCACGTCGCGGAAGAAGGTGTTCAGCGTGGTGTTGTAGAGGTCCGTCTGGTAGCGGCGGGTGATCGCCACGGATGCGCCAGGATAGAGGCTGCAGCGCTCGTCGGCCTTCTCCCCGAGCGTGCGGGACTTCGAGGACCCGAGGCGACCGGAGTACAGGACCTCGGTGATGGGCGACTGGATCGCCCGCTGCTGCGCCCACGAGTTCGGTTCGAAGTACTCCCACTGCTGGCGCTGCTTCACGGCCGTCCGGCTCATGCTTCCGCCGGCGGGTCGTGCGTCTCGTCCTTCCAGCCCTCGGGCGGCTTGTGGGCCGTCCGGACCACGGTCTTGACCTCGCGGGCCGCGACCGCATCGCCGGTCGAGTCCTTCTTCACGATCTGGGCGGCCGCGCGGCCGAGGTTGCGGTCGAGGATGCTCTCGGCGGCCAGCCGGCGGTCGCTGCCGGTGGTGTTCGGCACCTTGCCATCCATCAGGTCGACCAGGAAGCGGGCGGCGGCCTCGGTGGCGTCATCGATGACGCGCTGGGCCCGGACGCGCTCGAGGATGCGCTGTTCGACCGTCATCTTGGGGCGGCCGCCCTTCTTGCCGTTCTTCCTGGCGGCGCTGCGCTGGGCCCGCGTGCGCTTCATCGGCCCAAGGCGCGGAGCTGCTGCTGTAGCGACAGGAGGATCAGCCCGCGGTCGGGCTTGCGGCCGGCGTTTCGGCGCAGCGTGACCGCCCGCAGCCGCACGGTCCATTTCTCGGCGTACCACTCCGATGCCAGCGTGGGGTTCTGGTGCTGCCACAGGTGGCAACCGCTGCAGAGGGCCAGAGAGTTGTCCGGATCCCAGCGCACGCTGTGGTATCGCCGGCTGAAAACGTGGCACCACTGCAGCTTGCCAGCCTGCACCTTGCCCGAGGGGCTGTAGGTCACCTCGGTGCACTTCCAGCCGCACTTCTGGCAGGCGTAGCCGTCCCGCGCGAAAACCACCTCGCGGCACAGGTCGTCCAGCGTCTGGATGCTGGGGCCGAACTTCGGCTCGAACGGCTTCCGCTTCCGCATGAAGCCGGACCGGATCATCGGCGTCTTCCGTGACAGGCCGCTGCGTTTCACTGTGGGCTCCGGGTTCGTCGTCTGGTGCGTGACGAGGCTATTGCCAGTCATCAGGATAGGTCGGCCTCGACGGCCGCACAACGCGTTACGACGGCACTCCTGAGCCCGGGCCGAGGGTCGGTGGACGCTTCACGGACGATTTCGGCACCCGGATGACGCTGTATGCGAGCAGTTTCAGGTAGTTGGCCGCGTCCTTGTGCAGCGTCCCGTCGTTGCGGCAGATGCCGGTCTCACGGAGCGCCGGGTGGTGGATCGCGACCTCGCGCTCGGTCAGGCCGGTGATCCTGGCCCACTCGCGGACCTCGATCTTCACGGTCTTGCGCTTCTTCACGCAGTGCCAGAGCGAGGCCATGAGCTGGCGGGCGGTGCTGTCGCGCAGTGACAGGATCACCTCGGGCGCGATGTCTTCCAGCGTGATGCGGACCGCATTGCGGGTCCGGACGGCGGTCGGTGTCATCTCGAGCCCTTGAACCAGCGCCAGAACGCGGACCACCGCCGGAACCCGCCGTAGAGCGCCGTCAGCGCCCACTGTGGCACGTTCGCGCCCTGTTCCGGGTCCCAGTCCTGGCGGCATTCGATCCGCTCGCCGGATGGGCCGATGTGGTGGGCGTCCTTGCCTCCGACGATCGCGAGGCCAGCGTGGCACCAGCGGCAGGTCTTCATGGGTTCGGGTTCCTGGGGTGGTAGATGAAGCTCATGCCGTCGAGCGATGCGGACTTGATCTCGACTTCCTCAATGATGACCGGCTGGCCCAGTGCGCCGTTGTCGAACTTGGTAGCCAAGCCATTCACGACTGCGAACCGGATTGCGCTCTTCATCGCGTGGTCGATCTCGTGCCTGAGAAGCACCTCCATGCAGTGCTTCCAGTTCTGGTGCGCCCGCATCCGGCGCCGGACGATGCGCGAGCGCTTGCTCATAGGTTCATCTCCGGAAAGAACACGTCGGGGAATGGCGACTTCTCATCCGGCGCACGCTCGTCCATCTTGAGTTCGGCGACCCACATCGCGGCCAATGTGCATGCCGCGATTGCCTTCTCGCGCGAGCTGAATACGCCGAAGATTTCGACTTGCTCGTAATCGTAGCGACCGACAAGCCAGACGACCTGTGGGCTTGGCGATTGATGATCGACCACGACGCGCGCATCCACGCGCGGCGGCGGGGCGGGCGGAGGCGGCGGCTTCAGTGATCCACGCGGCGTGACAT